GGCCATATAGACGGCCAGTGATGCGGCTAAGAATGAGCGAAGCCACGATGCTGCGATTGCTTGGATTTGTTTCATTTCTTTTTGTTACCTTTCTTGGGAGCTTCATCTGGAATCTCCACAGCTGGCAATTCTCCCGAGTAGGCGACAAGCTTCGGACGACCGAAGCCGACGATTTCTTTTCCGATGTTGCGACGTTTAATCATGACCATTCCGCCATTACGTTGATCTCCAGTGCCGGATGTGTTGCCTTCAACGCAGATCACGGAATTGATTCCAGCTTTGACGACGATGCCGATGTGAGAGATTCGGTCAATGCCGTCATGCGGAAAGTCCATGAAACATAAGTCTCCGACTTGCGGCTTGTCTGTAATCCATCGGCCAATATCTTTTAATTTATTAGCTCCGGCAGCTGTTGAGACCATGGATGGAATCTTGACTCCAGCTTGATCCGCGCACCAATTGACGAATGATCCGCACCATGGCAAGCCGTCGGCCTTCATAAATTTGCCGTACTTTGTCAGATTGTCGCTTTCTTCAATCGTGCCGACTTCTGCCAACGCTACTTCGACGAGTCGAGCAGCTGTGCCAGTTGGATACGTCATCCGAGTAGGAGCTTCGCTTGCTCTTCGGTGATGCCTAGCTGTGCGAGAAGTGCCGCACGATTCGCAACCTTTTGAGCTGCGGCTGCTTGATGAGCTGTGTTAGCAGCTTGATCCGTTTCATATTGTGCGAATTCTGCATCATTCATTTCACGATCAATTACTTCATCTGTTTCGATGTTATGAATTCTTACCATTGGTCGAGATGTTTTAACCATTATTTAACTCCGTAAAGTAGAACTGTGCCTGAAGTAAAGTTTCCTGATTGTGGAAAGAATAAAAGCGAAGAAATTGCTCCTGTTTGATTATAGAATCCATTTCCAGCGTGAATTCTGCCACCTGTAGGCGTTGTTTCATTGTTTGTTAATGAATAAACATAACCCATTTTCCAAGTTGTAGTGTTTGCATAATCTGGGATTGTTAGAGTAATTAGTCCTTGTGTTGTTGCATTATCATAAGAAGCGGCAAGTCGCATAAAAGTAGTATCAAAAGTCATTGTTTGACTTGTGAATGAATTATTCCAATTATGACGATTGGCTGTAGAATCTGCATTGAATCTCATGTTTAATTCTTGGGCATCAGTTGCATTTAACGGAAGTCTAATAACGATAAATAGATTGTTATAAGTTGAAGGAATACTCGAAAGAGTAACGCTTGCGCCTGTAAGTGTTGTAGTGCTAATAAGAGTCATGCCGCCGCTTGATGATGTTGCCCATGATGGCACTCCGCCGGCCACTGTTAAGACTTGTCCAGTCGTACCAATAGCAAGTCGAGCTTTTGCTGTGCTGGATGTGTAGTAATCGACGTCACCGGCTGTCGTTCCCGGAGACAACGCCTTCACGGTTGTATCCACCGATGATCCCAGTGTGCGAATTGCGGATGCGCCATCTTTGACAAGTGCCGTATTGTCAGGCGTTGTCCATCCGTAATTGGTCGTCGTTGCCATGCTTTCTCCTTTTGCTTAGGCGACTATTGTCGCATTTTCCCAGTCTAAAGTCGGTGATATTGTCAGCCATGTCTCTGTCACCGGCACATCGCTCCACTTCATCGCTTGCAAGCTGTACGCTACCGGCGACAAGTTAATCGTCAGTGAGAGTCGATTGTATGAAGTAGAGAATGTCCAGCCTTCGACGAATCCTTGGAATGTGCCGCCAATCATGTTCACCGGTAGATCAGTGATGTCCACCGGCAAGCCCATAAAGATTCCGAGAAGATCGTCGCGATCGATGTCTGAGAGCTCTGGATTCGTTAGCTCATAGCTGAGAGTCTTGAATATGTCGGATGGATAAGCTCGCAGCTCCAGATAGAAATTCGCTTGGCTGAGAGCGTCTGCGGAATTGTGCAGAGTTGTCGTGACGATGTAGCCCTGTTGTCCATAAGTGGCGATGGATGTGGCGTCGCTGGCAGATTCTTCCGCTGAAGATGTGGCGTTGTATTTGACTGTAACTGAGTTGCGAAGATCTCCCGTGCGACGTGCAACCGAGATTCCATTGGCGAGCGCGTCATTGGCTGAAAGCTCGCTGTATCCGTTAGCTGCAAGATATTGGCTGCGATGTGTGCTGTCTGCATAGCAGATTCGACCTTGGCCATCTTCGTATAAATAACCGAGTCCAGACGTCGCAAGACCGGAAACGATATTGAGAGCTGTGGCGCGTGATGATGACCGAGCTGCAAGCTCATAGTCGCCGGGTCGATCTATCTCACCGATGCCGGAATTCTCTGCATCTTCCCATGTCGTCGTCGGTGTGTAAGTCGCCCACGTTAAAGCTGGCGGCACTTCGTCCCATGTGTTAAATAAAAGCGGCTCTAAAATGTCATAGATCTGATCTCCGTCATAATCTTTGGACAACACTCCATCGACCAGAATCTTGGCAAGCTTGGCCAGTGCTCCCATGGCGATGATTTTGATGGATTGCGTAATCATTACGGATCCGGCACTCTTGACCGTCTGCGAGATGTCTGTGACGAAGCCACCGAAGATTGGCACGAATGTGCCAGTGGAGTCTTTGACTTGAATTGCTATCTGGTCATTCAGATCCGCTGCAATAGTCACATTCTCGTCGAGATTGATAATCTCTACTGAGCAGTAGCCGGCAGCTGGCTGGACGTAGAAGTCAGTACGTCCGGACGTGATTGAAAGATTCGCCAGTGTTATGTCTGTGTAATCGATGCCGCCGATTGTGATCGACCAGACCGGAGACCAATTGCTCATCGGTCGTACGCGCCCACTGTGGAGCTAATACCGCCGCGAGCGAGTGAGTCTTGGAATACTTGCTCGACTGCTCTGGCTGCGCCCTCTGGATCGCCTACCACGCCCATGTTGATTGTCACCATTGTCGCAGCTTCTCCGCGGCGGAATGAGCCGACGTCGAATGTGCCGACTGACTCTTTCGCTGTCAAAGCGTTGGCTTGATTCTCTAAGACTCTAAATTCTTTTGTCAGAGCATTCAGCTGCGCGGCTCCCGCGCTCTTACTAATTCCGCCGGTATTGACTAGGAATTGCAGCTCTGTGAATTCGTCTGAAATGTCTGTAAGTCGCTTGGCAAGATTGACCAAGCTTGTTGCGCCGGTTGGTGTCGAGACTCCACCGCCGCCACCGCCGCCGCCACCGCCGCCGCCGAATCCACCACCACCAGTTCCGCCAGTTCCACCGGATGATCCGAGAATTGTGCCAGTGCTCATCTGATAATTGCCAAGAGCTCCCGTTTCAGTAGATCCACCACCATCGCCGCCGGCTTTATTCAGAAAGATGCCAGCGGCCGCAAAGAGACCAATTGCGCCGGCGATACCGGCCGCAGCTGCTCCAAGTGAGACTCCACCAGTTGCCGCCGCTGTTGCCACTGCCGCTCCGGCTGCCGCTGTTCGCCAAGCAATAAAGGCCGAGACCAATCCTGAAATGACTGTGATGAATCCTGCAATTTTGGACGCGACAAAGACGCCGGCGATGACTGTGCCGATGACCATGAGCTCTTCTTTAAGATCGACAATTGTTGAAATGATATTTCTAACTTTTTCGCCCCATGCAAAGAGATTTTTCTGTGATTCTGTCAAGCTAGCTTTTAAGCCATTGTTACCAGTCAAGCCAGCGATGAATCCATCAAGTGCCGGAATAAGAGTCTCCAGCACGAAAGTCGCGAGCTTCTCGGCGACCGGTAGCAGCGCGGCTCCGATAGCTTCTTTCGATTCTTCGATTGCAATTGACATCGATCTGAATCGAGCTTCGGCTGTCTTTGCTTGATTCTCTGAAAAATTTCCGTAAGTAGCTGTGAGATCTTTGACGATCTGATCATTGGATGCAGTCTTCAGATAATTCTCATCGAGACCAAGACCAAGCTTCTTCAAAGCTGTATTTGAACCTTCATTGGCTTTTGCGAGAGCGTTGGTCGTAGTTTCGAGTGACTTGCCACTTGCGGCACTTAGGTCAAGCGCAAGCGATAAGAGATCCTGCGCCTCTTGGACATCTCCGGTACTTCTCGCCAATCGAGCCAGAGCCGGACGAATCTCGTCATCGGTAACGGCGGCAGCGATGGAAGTCTTGGTCACATATTGATCGATGCTTGCTATCTGTTGAGCTGTTGCATCGGTGGTCGCTTTAATTGTATCTGTGAGCTTCTTTTGTGCAGCTTCATCCTGAGCCGCTGCTTTAACGGCTGAGACGGCGAATGCTGTGACGGCTGCTCCGGCGACTGCGAATGCGAGAGCTGCTTTCTTTCCGAAGTCTGCCGCGCGATCGCCGAAGCTTTGGACTTCAGACGTCGCGCTTTTGACTCCCTTTTTTAATTCATCGAGATCCGCGTCGAAAGTGATTTTGACTTTTGGAATTCCGGCCATTACGCGAGCCCCACTCTCTTCACGACGTCTTGAATGAGTTGGATATATTCTTTCGCAACTATTGGTGTGTAATAATCGACCGCCGGATTGATCCAGTAGCCGCCTTTCTTCGGAGCAGCTTTGAATCGGTTGGTGTATTTACGGCCGAGTGAATCTTCACCGGCGTGACCGCCGAATTCTGTGCCCCATAAAAGAGCTCCGGCAGAAGCTTGATTCTGACGCACTCTTGTCTTTCCATTCTTTGAAGTCTCGCCGCCGTACTTGCGACCGACTTTCTTTGATCCACCGACATCGACGCGAATGAGACGATCGCGTGGAGTCGAAATTGATTGTGCAACGAGACGAGTCTGTGGAGCTGGAGCCCCATGCGAGAACATGAGAAGCTGACCAGCTAGACGCTTTGACATCATCTGCGCTTGATCACGAATTTCATTCTGCGAATCTTTTGGCAAAGCTGAGAGAAGCTGGAAAAGCTGCTTGAGCTGGTACGGCTCGACTTGGATCGCGACGCGCCCTTGGCCGCTAGCTGTTGCCATTTCTCTTCTCCAGAATCTCGATTGCTGTGTGAACGTCTTCAGCTGTTTCGAATTCGCTCCGAGACTGACCTGTCGCGATGGCCAGTTCCCAGAGCAACCGATTTAAACTTCCGACGCTGTAGCTTTTGGGCTGGAGTCACCGACTTGAATGTCTGAGACGCCTTCTGCCCATGCTTCGAATGGCTTGACCGGCTTGCCAGCTGCTTCGCGCTTCATAGCGTGATACGCCAGAAAGAGAAGATCTGCGACTCCGATCTTGTCTTGCGCTTGGCTGATGGTGTTGCCTGTCTTCTGCTCCCACTTCATCCACTCCGGTGGAGCGGCTGTGAAAGTAGATTCCTCGCCATTTTGATATTGAATTGTGATTGGTAGTTTCATTTCTTTGCTCCCGATTCTTTTTTATGAGAAGTTTTCTGTTGGTGTTCCCACCACTGTGAATGATAGCGATACTGTCTGCGCGCTTGGTGCTGCACCGCCGACGCTTGGAAATACCGGCATTACGTTGAACGTGAAGACCGCGCCAGTTGTAGCTGTGAGTGAACACGCTAAAACTGTATTCGGTGCAGTCTCGCAAGCTGTCCAGAGAGCTTCGCAGAGTGATGACGCGACGCCCCAGTCTGCAAGCATTTCGACATCGAAAGACCATTGATCATCGATGTGCTTGTATGCCTTGCCATCGAGTGTCTGATATGTGTCGATGGTTGGTGAGTTAGCGAGAACGGCGGATGTAGCTTGTGCGTCGTAATTTACCGTGGCGATCGTCAATACTAGATCGCGTCCGGTGATGACGGTCGTTGGCATTTTGGTGCTCCTTAGTTTGTTTGTTGGTAGCGAGTAGTGACTTCGATTTCGGCTGCCAAGACTTCAGATCCCGAAGCGAGAAGCTGCGGAGTCGGATTCGAGATATTGCCGATTTCGTATCCAGCCGGCAAAGCGGCCAGAATGCTGATGATGAGCTGTTCGATATTGTCGAGTGAAGCTGCGTTGGAGTATGACGCGACGCCCACGACGATCATGAGATTGACTTTCGTGCGCACTGTGTTTTTCGTAAAGACTTCGATTTCCAGATATGGATTCATCGGCAAGACTGCCGCGAATGGCACGATTGGCGACTCTGGAATCACGTCATAGACGTTGGCTGTGA